ATGAGTTTGAACGTGTTGCAGATCCATGACGACGAAACCAGGTCTCTGTGCATGCTAGAGAACCTAGGTTATTCGTGCGTGGAGAAGAGGGATTTGCTGACTCTGACCGACAAGGGAGTAACAGTGCAAGATCCGAACGAATACTTGACGTTGGAACAAAGTGAAATGCTTGACGTTAGCGATGAGCGTCATATGTCGATGATGGAAGGCTATGACGTGTACTTGGGTTTCAAATCGACCCCGAGTGGTAACATAAGCAGAGCTGTAACTGCTACTGTCATGGTGGTGTCGTCAATGGCGATTCTAGTTTTGATTGCAATGCATTGCCCCAACGGCTTTGACAATTGCGAAAATCTGAGTTTTAGCAGTCCCGGAGACATAGCATTGGCGGTGCTATCGATATACGGGTTGTCGCATGGAACCTGGAAGTTCTTCAAAAATCGGGGTGAGAGGTTCGAACAACAATTGAAAGCCAGGCGCAACAAAAAGAGACGCGGTAGCTACTCAAAATCGCGCGGTAACAACGAGGTGCCGAAGGGTTACATTCGTCGTTTCTTGACATGCGCGCTCTTGAAATCGTGCTTTGCGAGTAATAACGAATCGATTACTTGCTCGAACGAGATCGTGCTGTTAAATCACAGTGCGGTGATAAATTCAACGTACGAACAGCTTACCACTGGAGGATTCATTCTAGGAGAAAGTGTGGACGTGACAACGTCAGCACATTGTCAACCCAATGTAAGCAACGCGACGGACGTAATTGCGAGTTGCAGGTTGCTCCAAATCGTTGCTGACCGACGCCGAGCGACGTCACGTTGCCACGTGAACGTTAGTAATACAACGACCAGTGATGTCACAAAAGGTGACGATTTGACCAATGTGACGAATTCGACGAATTGTAGTGGAGAAGGAACGACGGACGATGCTAGTTATTGGTTGGTGGCAATGTGTTGCCGTATGACCTCGGATGATGAGTCGTCAGCAACGATGGATCTGTTGTTGGTGGATTGCGAACACGAAGGTAACGCGTGCAACACAAAAGATGAGCTCACCGATTTTGTCCGTGAGCAGTCATGTTTGTACGAGACATTGTACGATTGTTCATACGTAAGCAACACAACTATGCACGAGCAGACGTGCATGAGCAATGAACGCAAAGGCGACGAATCGGAGAAAATGTCTACTCTTTTGATGACAATGACGCTGGTCTTTTGCGCGATGTTCTTTTGGTTCTTGTACGCCAGGCACAATGGACTATTCGCGTGTTGCCCGTACGATCCAACGGACGAAATTGCTGTGGATGTTAGGAAGGCTTCGAGAGCGAGACAATGTGCCGTTAGAAATTCCGTGCCTTGCGAAGTCATAGGTGCAGTACGTGTGGCGAGCAATAGTGGCGTGAGCGGAGTTGAGTTGGCCACAATTCACGGGGCAGTGTCGGACGAATTTGTCGGCACCAACCCCATGACCAGCGGTATTGCGATGGACTTACGTAACGCGAATGGAGATGAGCCATCCGCTAACAACAGGTCTTCACAAAAAGCCATTAAGATTAGCGCTAATAGTGTGAAATTGCGCGGAGAAGAGGGTGATGATGGACACGAGACGACTATGAATGCCATGAAGATGTTGGAAGCTCGCGATGTGAAACTCGGC